ACAATACTTGAAGAATATCCAACGTATCAAGATTGGCTTAATTTTGAAAGTAACTATGGTTATGAACCAGGATCATTTTATTTTGAAGATGTATCTGTAAATAAAAATCATGCTGCCGTTTCTTTTGGTACCCAGCTTCCAACCTTTAAAGATGTGTTATCTCTCAATGCCAGACTTGCTGGAGATGCATCAATAAGTGGTTGTAGAATTACAGATCAATCCGTAATTAGTATTTTTGACATATATGATTTTTTTGATAAAAATTATGAAAATGGTGTATTTGGGGCGGAATTTTGGTTGTTGCTTGAAAGCAATCCATCAGTCCCCGTAAACCTATTATCAATATATGATAGCTCACAAAACATAAACATACTAAATGCTTATGCATACAACAATGCTATTTATATGACAGTAACTGGATCAACTGGAACTTATACTACCAAAAAAGAAATATTTTCATGGGATAAAAAAATACATGTATTTTTATCATATTCAGAACGTAATATTCAAATCATGGTTAATGGAATTGCTGATGAAGTAATATCAATTCCTACAAACTTTAAATTTACAACTGGTGGACATACATATGTTAAATATAAAATGGGACCCGCACAATCTGGAAGTAGTTTTGTTATAAATGACTTAGCTTTTTATACTAGAAAACTTTCATTAAATGAAATAAGAAACCATATGGTATTTGCAAGCATTAACTCAAATCCAGAATATGCTGCAACTCAAGGTAGTGCATATCACCTTAATCTTACAGAACGCAGTGATATGATTCATTTACAAAAGAAATTTACATTACCAGCAGACTATGGTTTGGGATCTTATTCTGGATTAATACCCGATCAAAATGGTTTAACAATTAAACAAACATCTACATCAGGTACACAATATGGTGTATGGCAGTATAATTTTCCAATAGTGCAATATAGAAATTTTGCAGGAGTCAGTATATCTTGGGATTCTGGTGTGACTCCGTATTCATCAGTAGGCGGGACCTATGCAAAAGTCACAGCATCATATGACGGTGGAGCAACATGGAATCAAGTATTAAGTAATCAAATCGTTCCATATTTCTTAAAAAATGCATCAACTGCAGCACTTGCCCAATTATTGGTTAGAGTTGAACTTAATTCAACTGATACATCACAGCTTATACAACCCAGGGTAGATAATCTTAATATAGTTATTTATAAGAGTCTTAATATACCATCGGATGCGGGTGGATTTGTATTATCCCCAGCATCAAGCCAAACTTACATGGTTAGACAAGATTCGGATAACATTCTTTCAAGAGAAAGAAATTTTGGTATTCATTTTGTTAATCAAAACCCAAGCAATGGTTATCCAGGAACAGCAATTATTAATTCAACTAACAATACATCTTATGAAACTGTAGAGTTTTGGTTTAAATATGAAGGTTGCCAAAGCACAACGCTAGGAGCCGTTTTAGACACAGCAACTGTGGCGGGAGTAGATTTGTATGTCAACCCATCTACAAGCACTCTAACAAGCAACCTAGGCTCAAATGGAACCCTATATGTAAACGGGGTAGCACAATCATCAGGTCAATATACAATTGTTCCTGGAGAAGCCTATCATATTGTTTTGATCTACAACTCATCTACATCAAATCCAATATACATTAATGGTAGTACTGACGGATTATCTACTCCACTTCAAGCAATGTATGGCTTTATTACCCTATTTCCAGGACAGTTATCTGCTACAGATATTGGAACTAGGTACTTGGGATATCTATCAACGCAAACAGCAGCAGTTTATGACAGCGTTACAACGCTAGGTAGCATCTCAGAGTACTCTGGAACAAGTGCCACAAGCATAAATGGCGGGTTAGCTGTTATTGCACACGATCATACATACTAAAATTGGCAGGCACAGGTACCATTTTTAGTAGTTACATGGTATTATAGGCATATGGGTAAAATGAAGATTACTCCAGTAGACGAAGTTAACTGGGGATTATATATATGGCAGATGCCAGACGGAAAAGTTGTTATGGATGAAGAGGGTGCCTATTTGAGCATTCAATCCATGAAGGGCGATATTCGTCAAATTAAAAAACTTAAAGATGCTGCAAAGCATTATGGTCTGGATGAAGGAGAACCATTATTTATGGCGGGACACAGACCAGTCTCAACAGATGAACTTGAAATGCAAAGACAAAGAATGACAATGGGCCTTGTTCCAGATGAACATGACATGCCTGCAATGCTTGAATATGTTAAAGAAATGAGGGACATGAAACTTGGCTAATTTAACAATAGACGATAGTTTTGATGATGACGATAAGGGCATCACATTAAAGATGGATACTCCTATCCATACAACAGAACACGATTTTGGTGATCCATTTAATTCAACATGGGAAGATATTAAAAAGTCGGAGGGACTTAGTCCTAATTTCCGTCGTCAAGTAAATAGAATGCAAAAAGCATTTACGGGTGTTGATGATGCAAAGTCAAAAAAGCTTGATCCACTTGACCTTACAGGATATTCTCTTTTTCAAATTGTTCAACCACCATACAATATTCTTTATTTAGCACAGCTTTATGATATTTCTCCATATCATCACTCTGCAGTAAATGCTAAAGCTGCAAATGTTATCGGCCTTGGATACAAATTTGAAGAAACCTGGGCAACAAAAGAAAAAGTTGAAAATGCCATGGACAAAAGTTCAAAGGCACTTGATAAACTTCGCAGCAAGCTTGAACAACTTAAAGAAGAACTTCGCAATCATTTAGAGTCAATGAACTCAGATGATTCATTTACAGAAAACATGAAAAAGATTTTTGTTGATTTAGAATCAACTGGAAATGCTTACATGGAAATTGGTCGTACATCAACTGGTAAGATTGGTTACATTGGACATATTCCAACAACTACTATGCGTATCCGTCGTCACCGTGATGGTTTTGTACAAGTAGTTTATAACCGATATACATTTTTTAGAAATTTTGGAGACACCACAACTCCAGATCAGATTGGAACGGATCCACAACCAAATGAAGTCATTCACTTTAAAGTCTTTACTCCATCAAATACATATTATGGAATACCAGATGTGTTATCGGCTAAGAATGCTGTTGCTGGTGATGAGTTTGCTCAGCGTTTCAATTTAGATTACTTTGAAAATAAAGCTGTACCACGTTATATTATTACTGTAAAAGGTGCAAAACTTACTGCTGATTCAGAACGTAAATTGCTTGAGTTTTTCCAAACAGGCCTTAAGGGTAGAAACCATAGAACCCTTTACATTCCTTTGCCATCTGATGGTGAACAAGGTCGTGTAGAGTTTGATATGAAACCTATTGAAGCTGGAATTCAAGACTCCTCCTTTAGAAATTATGCAGTAGAAAATAGAGATCGTATTTTGTTATCTCATCGTGTACCAGTATCAAAGCTTGGAATGCCCGCAAATGTATCTTTGGCAAATGCTAAAGATGCAGATAAAACATTTAAAGAACAAGTATGTCGTCCACGTCAAGAGGAACTTGAATTCAAGATTAACTTAATTGTTAAAGAATTTACAGATGCTTTCGTACTTAGATTTAATGAACTTGCACTTACAGATGAAGAAACTCAGTCTCGCATTGATGATCGTTATCTTAAAGATCAGGTTATACTTCCTAATGAAGTTCGTGCACGTAAGGGATTGCCACCAATTTCTACAGGTGATACAGTTCTTGTGTTAAATCCAAAGCAAGCAAGTGATGCAATATCAGATGCAAGTGGAAATAAGACACGTGATCAAAATAGAACTTTAAATGCTCCAGACAAAATGGGATCAGGGCGTAACGCTAAAGGCGACGGGCCACAAGAAGGCAATTAAAAATGGCTACGGCATTAGATGTACTAAATGTAGCAAGAACTCAAATAGGGTTTCACGAAGGTGCATCTAATGAAAACCCATATGGAATTTGGTATGGTGTGCCAAATGCCCCTTATTGTGCAATGGGAATTAGTTGGTGTTTTGCACAAGTTGGATTATCACATTTAATTGCTGCACAAACCCCAAAAGGTTTTTCTTTTAATCCAGCAGCATTGCATTGGTTTCAAATGCAAGGCATGGTTGTTAACAAAATGCAATCCCAACCAGGCGATTTAGCGTTCTTTGACTGGAACGGGGATGGGGTAGTAGACCACGTAGAACTTGTTGAAGCATCTAGCCTTGGTGGATTGACTACAATTGGTTTTAATACTGGCAACCCAAATGATCCAACACAAGAAGGTTGTTGGAGATTACATAGAAATTATCTTTTTGTTATGGCTATAGTAAGACCAAGATACCCAGTTACAGTAAAACCAACAACAGGAATTGCAACAAGTAAAAAAGCAACAGCAGTAGTAGGCGGTACAGGTGCAGCAGTAGCATCTGCAACAGCAGCTTTGCACGGCGGAACTGCTGGAGTTGTTAATACAAGCCCCACACCAACACCTTCTCCTACAATATTTATTGCCCCGCCATTTCCATCATCTCAAAATTCATTTACTATTGGTCAAACTAATGACGCTGTTTTGACAATACAAAAGGCTCTTGTAAAAAAGGGTATGCTTCTTGCTAAGTACGCTACTGGCACTATGAATACTCAAACAAAAGCGGGTTTAGTCAAATTTGATAAAACTTTGGGCATTATAGTTCAAGGTGGAGCAATTCCACAGATAGTTTATGACAATCTTAAGGGTGCATTATGAACTTAAAACATCATTTTAGATTCAATGTCGGAGAAGCAAAGCAGCTAGGAATAGCCCTAATAAGCTCATATGGAATGTGGGCAGCAACAGGATTTCAAAAGAGTATTACTGGTTTGCTATACCCAGTTATGGGATTTATAACTGGAGGCCTGGCCTCTCACAATTCTATGTCCTCCCCCAATGTTATGCCAGACTCTCACATTCAAACGCCCTATGTTAACAACATAAATGACGGGAATTCAGGGGTACCAGAATCATTCCCAGAGGTCAAAATATATAAGCCAGAAGGAACGGATGTCAAAAAAGTCATTCAAATTAACAGCCGTATTATAAAATAATTTCTATCAAAATTATGCTTTATTTATAAATATTGCTATTATTTATTTACATATGGATATTCAAAAAACTTATTGGCAGAACAGCGAATCTTCCACTTCGCTTCATTTCCCCATTACCAAGGTTGATAAGCAAAAACGCTTAGTATCTGGTTTTGCTTCATTGGACAATGTTGATCGTCATGGCGATATTGTAACAGCTGACGCAAATAAAAAAGCCTTTGAAAGATTCAGGGGTAACATACGTGAAATGCACGGACCAACGGCAGTTGGCAAGATGGTTAAATTTAAACATGATACATTTTTTGATCCAGAAACACAAAAAAAATATAATGGAGTTTATGTAACTGCTTATATTTCAAAGGGTGCACAAGATGCCTGGGAAAAGTGTTTAGATGGTACATATTCAGGATTTTCTATTGGTGGAAATATTAATGATGCCAAGATGGAAAAAGCAGACGGGGAGACAGAAAGTCGTCGTGTTATCCATGATTATGATTTGCATGAGTTGAGTCTTGTAGATTCCCCAGCAAATCAGTTAGCTAATTTTTTCTCTATTGAAAAGAATACAGATGGAAGCACATTCGTTAAAGGAATGGTTGCAGACATTGTTCTGGAAAATGTTTATTGGTGTAAGCAAGATGAAGTTGCTTCAACATCAGAGTCTTTGTCAAAAGATTGTGTTGTTTGTGATGCACCTATGACAAATATCGGTTGGGTTGAGCAAAAAGATGTTGAGAAGTTTGAAGCAATTGAAAAGGTAATTGATTCTTATTTTAAGAAAGATGATGCTCCAACATCAGCACATGAAGCAGGAGAAACAGCAGCTCCAGGTTTGGCAGGTAATGTAATTGATAGCAATGCTACAATTAATCTTTATCCTGATCAAAATAGCAAGAAAAAAGTCACGTTTGAAAACGGGCTTAAAAAGAGTGATGATATTTCGCTCACAGAAGGAGGTAACAAAATGGCAGAAGATACAATCACAGAAGTTGCAGAAGTTGCAGCAGATGTAGAGACTCCAGCAGAAGAAGTTTCAGCTGTTTCAGAAACTCCAGATACTACAATTGAAAAAGCTGTAGAAATTTCTGAAGTTGAAGACGCACTTGATTTTGAGAAGATGGTCTCAGACCTTAAGACCTTCTTTGGTGAGTCCCTAGAAAAGTCCAATACTAATTATGCTACTCACGCAGCAACAGTACAGGACATGTACAACATTGTAAACGAAACAAGAGCCGAAATGGTTCGTTTGTCAAAAGCATATGAGGATGTGCAAAAGTCAAATGAAGATCTCGTTACAAAGTATGAGGCACTAAATAAGTCAGTAACTGACATGTTCGGAAAGATTGAATATGTAGAACACTCCCTAAAGGGATTTGAATCAGCTACTGCAGTTCAGAAGTCCATCGGGGTTGACGCTCCAATGGGTCAAACAAAACCAAAACAGAATATATGGCAAGGTGCTTTCCTCAGTGCTTCTAGCATATAAAAAAATATAGAAAATATAAGGTGGTGAAATAATAAATGAGTAATGAACTTCTACAAAAAGTAATTGATACAACGGACCTCGGTTCTTCAGCAGTCAATGCATCTACAGATTCCGCAACCCTTTCAGGTAACGGTCTCCTATATCCAGATCAAGCTAATCGCTTCTTGGATTACATGTGGGATGCAACAATTCTAGCTAAGACCGCTCGTACAATCCGTATGCGTTCAAACACAACCGAGATTGATCGTGTTGCAGTTGGACAGCGTATCATGACAGTTGCACAAGAAGATAATCCTCGTAATTTCGTGGCAAGTGGAGATAGCTATACAAATGCTAATTCAACAACATTCTCTGCACAAAATGCTACATTTAACAAGGTATCTCTTACAACTCGCAAGCTCCGTCTTGACTGGGAACTTTCAGCAGAATCTCTTGAAGATAATATTGAAGGTCCAGATCTAGAGGATCACATTGCACGTCTTATGGCTACCCAGGCTGGTAACGATATTGAGGATACCCTTATTAACGGTACTGGAACTGGTTCAGGTTTGAT